AATGGTAAGGAACGTGAAGTTATCACTTGTTTCTCTATGTATAGAGTAATATGCATGAAGCCTAAGCCCGATTATAGTTCTATAACCGAGCCCGGCCCAACAAATGAAGAATTGGATCCGGTTTTGGTACCATTTAAGGAGGTTCTGAGGAACTTTCTTCCCAAAGGGGAGAAAGGGCCTTTTGAACCACCTGTCTTGACCTATGTAGCTAAGAGGGTCTGGTTTAGGAGACCTACTGAAATTAAAAAATCAGGAAGGTTAGACCGAAAACAGATCCACCTAGTACGAGCACAAATTAACAAGAAATCTGGTAAAAAGCCAGGAAGTATTGTTTCTGAGTCCTCTTGGGCTAAGCAGGGTGATACCTTTACCATTTCCAAGGTTCCTTTAGTATGGTCAACTTCCAAAGGACCTAATGGTCCTGCAATGGAAGCCATAAGAAAGGATGCCTTCGCTGTACTAGACGAGCCAGTTCTTTACAAGAATCTTTCCAAAGCATGGAATTATTTTGGTCTAGACCTGGAGTCCGCTCTTTCTGAATTTGGAAAACCAGAGAGAGGGAATTTCTTACATTCCAAGCTGGTAGCAATATCAGACAAGGCCTGTAAGACTCGCATAGTTGCGATAGGGGACTACTTTACGCAGGTTGCATTGAGTTTTGTACATGATAAATGTTTCAAAATTCTCCGCAAACTTCCTTTCGATGGAACATTCAACCATAGATGTATGGCTGACTCTCTTAGAAAGGGTAATCATAAATTTTATGATTCTTGCGATCTGAAAACGGCTACAGATAGGTTTCCTATTCTGTTACAGTCTTTGGTTGTTGAAAGGATATTTCCTAACCTTTCGGGACCTTGGACTAATATTGCCATAGACAGATTTTTCAGTACTCCTCAGGGACCAATTAGGTATGAGGCTGGACAGCCTATGGGTTTCTTAAGCTCATGGCCTGTCTTCGCCCTTACACATCATGTCTTAGCTTTAACTGCGAGTTATCTAGCTTATCCGAATAGGACAAGACCTAGAGCTCATCATGTTATTGTTGGAGATGATATTGTTTTAACTGATAGAAAGACTTCTTTAGTGTACAAAAGACTACTTAGAACTATGAAAGTTAAGTTCACTGAACCAGAATTCTCGAGCTCAAAGAGCTTCGAGTTTTGCAAGAGGATTGTTAAATCTTCTCGCGACGTAAGTCCTGTTTCAAGGAATGTCGGTTCTTCCGACATAGTCGTTTGTCGTTCCGAACTTGAATTGGAAGGTCTTAGACCTTCTAATCGCTTGTTTGGAAGGATGCGATGGTCACATCGACACTGGAAAGTCTTCCTTTATACTCCTGATTCCCCTTTTGGCAACAAGTGGGGGATAGATTCAGTAAAATTCTCAAAATTGAGAGGCTTCTGTAAGGAGACATCCTTGCAGCACTGGATCAAAAAGGTACTACCTAGAACTAAAGCCAAAATCCCAAAGAGATTTACAGAT